GGCTAACCCTACTCTGTATCAATGGGCCACCACCACACCATCCAATCCAAGCGGTTCATCTACCTACACTTGGGCAACAGGCGTTAACTCAAGTTATACAGGCGGTGGTGGTTGGACAACTACTATTCCTGCTAATCCTGCAACTGCGGGGATTCAGTTGTGGACAGCAATTAAGCCAACCGTGGTGGCGGCTGGAACGACTACTTCAACAATCAGTTGGACAAGTGGCTTTACTATATCTTCTGTGACTGCTAACGGTGCTAATGGCGCCAATGGTACTAACGGCACAAATGGAACAAATGGTCTTCAGACAGCAAGACCTACAGTTTATTTGTGGGCGGCTACATTGCCTTCTAGCCCAACAGGAACTACAACTTATACATGGTCAACTGGTAGTTATTCTGCGCCTTCTGGCTGGAGTACATCTATTACAAGTTCGCCAAGTACAGGGTTTACACTTTGGGCGGCTACAGTCAATATTACTGATACGGCTACGGCTACCACCACCACAATCAATTGGGGCTTGTCTAGCATCATTGCTTCAGGTTATGCGGGGACTAATGGCGCTACGGGCGCTACAGGTCCTACAGGCCCATCAGGTGGAACTGGCGCTACTGGCAATCAAGGTGCATCTTCTCGAATCTGCTACTCCAAAACAACTTTGAGTTCTTTGGACACAACGCCAACAACTATCACAACATCAGGAAGCGCATCATTCCCTCCAAATAATTCTTGGGGAACTGGAACTGTCTGGGTTGCACAGCCACCAACAATTACTGCGGGTGAATCTGTTTATCAATCAGACGGTATTTATGACCCCGTAACTGGCAACACGGTTTGGAATGTTCCTTATCTTTCTGCGTTGAAGGTTGGCAGCCTTTCTGCAATTACTGCAAACACAGGAAACCTGACTGTCTCTGGAACGATTCAATCTAACACGGGTGCAATCAGTGGCACGACCATGACGGGTTCAGGCGCTGTCATTTACTCGTCTGGCAACTTTGCTGTCGGTAACTCAACCAACAACATTACCTATAACGGCTCTGCTATTACGCTAAATGGAACGGTTGTTTTCCCTGCTAACATTAACTCCAACAACCTGACGCTAAAAGACGGTTCAGGCAACGTGATTTTGGGCAATGGCACTCCACTTAACTTTGCCAACATTACCCCTGCTTCTGGTTGGCTTAACACTAACATTTCTGTTTCTGGTGGTGCTATTTCTGGCATTGGTACAGGGACAGGAACTGTTGTTGCTAACGATCAAATCTATATTTCTAGTGGGAGTTTGTTTGGCATTGGTTCTGGTGCTGGAACTGCTGTTGCCAATAACGCAATTAGCATTAACTCAAATGGAACATTGTCTGGTGCTGGTGGTGGCGCAGTTACCCCTAATGGCATCAATGCAGTCAATACCAATCTATCCAATGCGCCAGCGGGTATTTTGAATAGCAATGTGTCTCTTGGAACATTGGGTGCTGGTGCATTTGCTTACATCAATGCCATCACTACTGCTAACGTATCAACCTACATTAATAGCGCAGCAATCGGAACGGCTCAAGTGGGCGTTTTAGCGGCTGGCAACATTGGTGCTAATACGATTGATGCCTCCAAGATTGCTGCCAACACGATTACAGCGGGGCAGATTGCAGCCAACTCAATTACGGCTGACAGAATGTCGGTGTCAACCCTATCGGCAATCACAGCCAATTTAGGCACGATTACAGCGGGTTCAATTAGTGGGTCATCTTTGAGCGTGGGTTCAAGCCCTGCGGTATCTGGCACGACAATGACAGGTGCAGGTGCAAAGATTAACACAGATGGCACATTTGCTTTAGGTAATTCATCTACTAACATTACCTACAATGGTAGTGCTATGTACCTTAATGGTAACGTAGTTGCTACAAATAATATTAATGCTAATGCGGTAACAATTTCTGCAAGCGCATTTACTGCAGGAGAATCTAGAAATACAGCCTTAGGTGTTTGGCAAGATATTCAATCAGTAGTAATTACAACATCAGGTCAACGGGTTTATATTTCAAGTTGTGCTATTCCACTTGTTGGAATTTACATTGACACTGAAGGTGGAAATTCAGCTATTTATCCTATTTTTAGACTTGCCAGAGATTCAAATGAATTATTAAGATCAGATCAAGGATCAATGTCTTTTAGCGAAACCCCTAGTGCTGGAACTTATACTTATAGCCTTCAATGTTTTACTACAAATCCGGGTGCTGTTTATTATGTTGAACCTCTTGCTGGTGGCTCAAATAGATCTTTATTTGTAATGGAAACAAAACGATGAAATACACAATTTATCAAAGCAATGGCAAAATACTCAGACTGCTTGATTGCGACAATATTGAACAGCAACTTGCCAGCGGGGAAGCCTATCTCAATAATTGGTTTCTTGATTCTGAATATTATGTGCAGAATGGTCAGGCAATACAAATGCCACCAAAACCTGACTATTATGCCGTTTTTGACTACACGACAAAGCAATGGGTTGAAAACGAAAACATGGCAATTGCTAGTGTTTCCCAGAAACGTCAAAGATTGCTATATTCAACTGATTGGACTCAAATTCCAAACAACCCTTTAAGCACTGCCCAACAAGAAGTATGGGCAACTTATCGACAAGAATTGCGGGATATCCCACAGCAATCAGGCTATCCATTTAATGTTGTTTGGCCTGTTGCGCCAACCTAAAAAGCCTATTAGAATCTGTAAAACAAGACACAACATCATCCGCAGTTCTGTGAGTGCATAGAACTTGTTGTAACCCAGAATGGGGAACGGAATGGCTACTCTTTATTGGCTACGATTGCCTGAGCATACAGATGTGTTCACACAAGGCTATATTGGCGTTTCTAGCGACATGACTAAACGTCTCAGAAGTCATAAGCATAAGTTCAAAAAATTGTGGGCAAAAATTATTGCTCAACCGCTTGTAATTTCTACAAAAGAATATTGTTTTAATTTAGAACAAAAATTACGCCCAACCCGCAATATTGGGTGGAATAAATCTATTGGTGGTTTTAGAAACAACGCCATGATTGGCAAGGAAAACCCAAATTTTGGTAAGTTTGGTGATCAAGCCCCCCATTTTATTGGATGGTACATTACGCCACTAGGTAAGTTTTCTAGACCAGAAGATGCCGCAAAACTTCACAATTGCGCTTTGACTACTATTGACCGTAGATGCAAAGGCAGATATGTTAATGGAAAATTTTTAGCCCCAAAAGAAGGCTACGCATTTGAGCAGAAAGCCGTAGGATAAAATCATAGCCATATTTTCTAAAAACGTACTCAGCCAAATTTCTGGCTTCGACAATCCAATTCTTGCGGGTGAACTGGTTTACAACCAGAATACTTACTGGAATTTAACATTTACAAATTCCAATACAAACCTGCCAATCAATCTTACTGGTGCGACCATCAACGCACAGATTGTTCGTAGGCAAGTCACAAACATCATTGACACCCGCAACGGGCTGACCTTTGACATTGCTGACTACAACCCAACACCGACTGCTATTCCGCTGACCGTATCCAACATTGTGGCGGCTGCTGGCACTTGCACATTGGTGATTGACTCTACTACTTGGGGTTTATTAACAACAGATGCCCAACTAGAAATTAACGCAACAAACTGCGTGGGCTATTCAGGTCGCGTCAAAGTTTCTTTTCCTGCGGCTGGCGCTAATCCAGCGGATGACATGATTATTTTCTTGTTGTTCCTCGTGCGTTCTGATGGCATCGTTGTTGTATGAGCAAATTAACTGTAAACGTCATTGACGGTAACAACGTAAACATTGAGGTTGTCCCACAGCCTCGCATTGATATATTGGTTGACAAGGGCGTAGGTGGCCCTACAGGACCGCTTGGCCCAACTGGACCTACAGGAGCAGCATCTACTGTTCAAGGACCTACAGGCGCTACTGGACCTACTGGTGCTACAGGGCCAACAGGGGCGGCTTCTACTGTGCAAGGCCCAACAGGACCCACAGGCTCAACAGGACCCACGGGTGCGGCATCTACGGTGCAAGGCCCTACTGGGCCTACAGGAACGCAAGGCAATATTGGCCCTACAGGACCTACGGGTGCGCCATCTACTGTGGTTGGCCCAACAGGTCCTACGGGCAACCAAGGGCCAATGGGTTTTACTGGCGCTACAGGTCCTACAGGTCCACAAGGAATCCAAGGCCCAACTGGTCCTACTGGCGCTCAAGGCATACAAGGAATTCAAGGACCTACAGGTCCACAAGGTATTCAAGGTATTCAAGGTATTCAGGGTATCCAAGGGGTCACAGGTCCTACGGGCGCTCAAGGCAATACTGGACCAACTGGACCTACGGGCGCTGCTTCCACCGTTCAAGGGCCAACAGGACCAACTGGCGCACAAGGAACAGATGGTCAATCGTCTAACTTTTACGATTACAAAGCTAGCACAAATCAAACATCTGGCGTTCCAGCTAACGGACGTTTGTTTTGGAATAACACTACACAGATTTCTGCCACTCAAATTACTTTGAGTCATCTTGAGCAGGGCGGCATAGACATTGACATTTTCTTGTCTTTCATTAAGACAGGCGACAGTTTTATTCTGCAAGATATAGGCAATTCAACCAATTATCAAAAGTGGGAAGTCTCAGCAACACCTACGATTGTCCCAAATAGCTATGTGATTTTGCCCGTTACGTTGATAACGTCTAGCGGTACTGGAACAACAAACTTTGCCAACAACCATGATTTGCTGGTTGTCATTCAATCAGCAGGTTTGATTGGCCCTACTGGTTCTACAGGACCTACTGGCCCGACAGGAGCAAACTCCACAGTTGCTGGCCCTACTGGGCCGCAAGGAAACACAGGACCAACAGGGCCACAAGGCGCAATCGGCCCAACAGGACCGCAGGGCATCCAAGGTATCCAAGGCATACAAGGTGTTGCTGGTCCTACTGGTCCAACGGGTTCAACAGGTACAACAGGCGCACAAGGACCTACAGGCCCTACCGGAGCGCAAGGCATTCAGGGTATTGTTGGACCTACAGGCTCTACTGGTGCGACAGGCTTAACAGGACCGACAGGTCCTACTGGTGCAACTGGCTTAACCGGACCTACAGGACCGACCGGAGCCACAGGCCCAAGCATTACAGTTCAGGATGAAGGCTCAACACTTACTACTGCATTAACTAGTTTAAACTTCACAGGTACTGGTGTTACAGCGACAAACACGGGTGGGGCTGTTACAGTTGCCGTATCAGGTGGCGGTGGAGGTACTTCATCACCTATTTCCAAATTACAATCTTGGTCAATTGGAGCAATGTAAATGGCACAGAATACAAACCCTATTTTTCCGCTAATTCCCGTTAATACATGGGTTAGTGGAGCAGCCGCTAATGCGGCAACTCCCGGTGTTACAGCCAACACTACCAAAGACCTGACCAGCGGCACGATCTACGGCCCGATTGAAACGGCTGGCGCTGTGGAAGGCTCACGGCTTGATTTTATAAAGGTCAGGCCTCTTGGCACTAACGTGGCAACTGTTATCCGCATATGGATTAATAACGGTGCAGCAACAACCACAGCAATCAACAACTCGTTGTATCTTGAGCGCACTTTGTCGGCAACAACTGTTTCTGAAAACTCAGAACAGCCCGACATCATCTTGCCTTTGAACATTAGTTTGGCGGCAGGTTATCGTGTGTACGCCACATTTGGTACAGCAGTAGCGGCAGGTTTTCACCTGACTGCAATTGGTGGAGATTACTAATGTTTACGGGGTTTGCATCCGAGAACACACCTGCAATTCAGGTTTGGGATTGCTATGTTACCAACACTCCCGTATTTAACATTGGTTTAGCGGACGACTGCGCTCCAATACAATATATTAGAACTGGCTCTAGCACTACCTCAATTGAAATTTATTTGCCAACTTGCCCAATTGAAGGAAAAATAATTAAAATCGTTAATGCTCCATATAACGATAATAGGCAATATATAAACATTAAAATACCAGACGCTTCTGGTAATGGTTCTAACAATGTTTTAAGTATTGGGCCGGGACAATATCTTGAAATTTGTTATACACAGCAAGTTATATCCCCAATGAACTGGGGTTTTAACTATACAGGTATATCAAGAACTGGCTGGATACCGCTAAATATAGCAAGCACAACTTCAATAAATAGCTATGCTTTTGCTGTTGGATTTAGAGCGTCTGCAATAGCCGCACGATCTGCTGTTATTGGTGGTGATGCTAATCAGGCTTTATTTTCCAATTCTGCTGTTGTTGGTGGTTCAAGCAACACAGCAAGTCAAACCAATGCTTTTGTAGGTGGTGGCTCAAGCAACACAGCAAGCGGTCTTGTTTCGGCTGCAATTGCTGGAAGTGGAAATACTGTAAGTGGTAATTTCTCAGTTGTTTTGGGTGGTGCGGGCCACAACATAAGTGTTACTCATTCAGGAATTGTTGGTGGCTCAAGTAATACAGTAAGTAACCCATATTCTGCGGTAATTGGCGGGGACACCAGTAATGCTTCTGGAAATAATAGTGTTGTATTGGGTGGCGCATTTGGAGTAACTAGATCAATTCAAGGTAATTTAGTTTGCCCTGCATCAATAAATCCTGTTGCGTTTACAGTAGGTGGAAGTCAAACAGCTACATTAGTTTTAGGTCGTCAAACCACAGACGCAACTGCGACAAGGCTTACAAGCAACACATCTGCCGCATCCACAACCAACCAAGTCATCCTACCCAACAACAGCGCCTACTACGTCAAGGGTAGCATTATTGCAACCGTAACTGGCGGCGGCAACACAAAGTCTTGGGATTTTATTGCGACCATTAAACGTGGTGCAAATGCTGCTGCTACTTCTATTGTTGGCGCTGTTACTTTAAACGTGCAAGCGGCTGACGCAGGGGCATCTTCATGGATTGTTGCAATCACTGCTGACACAACCAACGGCGGTCTGGCTGTAACGGTAACTGGACAGGCAGCAACAACAATCCGATGGGTTGCAAAACTTGAATCAACTGAGGTGACATACTAATGGCTATTCAATTTGACAACACAAACACTGGCACAGCTACGCTCAGACCAGCTACCAGCGGAACGATTGCGTTGACCTTGCCATCTGCTGACGGTACAAGCGGTCAAGCAATAACAACTGATGGTTCAGGAAATTTAGCGTTTACAACTGTTGGCGGTGGCGGTGGACTGACAGGCTTTACTGCTGCTGAGTCTACGACTGCGCCTAACGCAACTGTTTTTGTTGATTCTCTGACGGCGGCTGCTTCATCCACTAACGCTGACGTTGCTTTTGTCGCCAAGGGCACTGGCGCTACTTTGGCACAAGTGCCAACTTCAACCGTAGCAGGTGGAAATAAGCGCGGAACACACGCAACTGATTGGCAGAAATCAAGAAACGCCGCTACTCAAGTAGCGTCTGGTAATTATTCCTCTATTCTTGGCGGTCAAAACAACACGGTAAGTAACGCTTATTCTGCTCTTGTTGGAGGATTAAGCAACACAATAACAGGTGATAATGCTTTTTTAGGTAATGGGTTTAACAATTCCGCTACTGGTTCTTACAGTACCATTGTAAATGGATATATTTGTACGGCAAGCGGGATAGCTTCATTTGTTTCTAGCGGCGAATTAAACTTAGCAAACTCCTCATATGCTTTTGTTGGCGGAGGTTATGGCGGTTCTTCTCGGTCAATTGTTGGGAATGTAATTTTTGCTGCAAGTGGGCAACCAGTTTCTGGAACAGTAGGAGCGCAACAATCAGCAACATTGGTTTTAGGTCGTCAGACTACAGACGCAACCGCAACAGTTTTACGAAGCAACCCATCTGCCGCAGGGACAAGTAACCAAGTCATCCTTCCAAACAACTCTGCTTACTTTTTTCAAGGTCAAGTTGTAGCAGGTGTTACTGGTGCTGGTGACACAAAAGGCTGGACAGTTGAAGGCGTTATTAAACGTGGCGCTAACGCTGCTTCTACTGTACTTGTAGGCAGTACAGTTATGTCATCTTATGGTGACGCTGGAGCAGTTACATGGGTTGTTGCAGTAACTGCTGACACAACCAATGGCGGTTTGGCAATCACAGTTACAGGACAAGCGGCAACTACAATTCGGTGGGTCGCACAAATTCGCACAACGGAAATGACTTATTAAAGGAAACATCATGGCTCTGAAAATCTCTATCCCCACAAGCAACGTAGGCGTTCCATTCACAGACGCTTATGCCCGTATCACCAACATCTTTGGCAACAAAGACCAAGTGCAATACCAAGTGTCTGTGTCTGCTAATGCTGATGCTAGGCAAGCAAACGCACAGGAAGTAGCACAACACGCTTTCTACTGCCCAACTCCACAGGGTAATCTGATGGATGGTCTATATGCTGACCTGAAACTGCAAGTAGGTTTTGAGGACGCTGAAGACTGTTAACAAAATAGGATAAGACATGACAAGAAAACTCAAGATAGCAGTTTCTGCAATTAGTAAAAATGAATCACAATTTGTAAAGCGATTTTGTGATTCGGCAAAAGATGCAGATTTAATTTTAATTGCGGATACAGGCTCATCTGATGACACTATCCAACAAGCAATGAATTGT